CAGCAGTATCATGGCCGCCATGGATACGGGTTTCTCATAGGCGAGATACACATCGCACACATTCATTTCGCTAATTCCAGCGGAGCATTTTATTGAGGTCGTAATGATAAGGCAGCACGTTAATTCGTGCTTGATCGTCCACATACATAGAGGGCTAGGCCATATGTATGCTTCGTAACCAGGATTTCTCCTCAATCACTTCCTTCCATAACTCTAGCCGTAGTCACACGGTGGGACAGCATATAGCTCCGCGCTGCTCCCAAAAAGGCGCAAACCAAATCCCTCCCTTCCCTTTGTTCATATTTAATAGGTCCCTCTCAGACCTAACCACGTACCCCCTACCTTTACAGGGCCACTCTCATCTAGAATGGTGCTCATGCTACCCCGAGTGGACAGGTCCAAGTCGGTCATCACATTTTGCTAGGAATACACGTTAATTTATCGCGGGGGTCGGCAGCCATCAAGTTCCGATAGCGCTACACCTACAGTTCGAGACACTATCTCGCTTTCATCTTCACTACGTGAATAGCCACGATGCTTCACTCTCCCCGTTCTCTCTTTACCATACCTGCAATTCGATCACCAGAGAACTCTCAATTGATCCCAAGTACCTAGTACGTCGGGTCTGTTCGCCATAGAAGCGACATAGGAAAGTTTGAAGGCTTCAGAATAAGCAGAGATTGAGGGGACCGGAGGAGTCCAGAAGGAAAGGTGTGATGATTTTTTTTTGTTTAAGAGTTCAGGAGGAGGAGGGAAATTGGGAACTAATTGAGTAAGGTATTGTCGAGAGTACGACACGAATGAACTTCTCACAGAGATGTAAGGGTGGAAAAGGGGGTTACGTTGGCGTCCCTCCGGACGGTCCGCAGACTCTTCCACTAACACATGTGAGAAATTGGTAATTACCATGTCATACAACTCTCTTGGCCACAACCATACTAATTCAGCATCCCCAACATCCACATGATCATCATCAAACTCTTTTTTTTTGTTATATCTCGCGTAGCAACCCACCCGAGAAATGGTCCACTGATAGGGCTTACATTTCTTTCCCTTCCACATGCGCTGGTTCGCACGCGATAGTTGGTCAGAAAGATCAGTTATTGTCTCATACCATTTCTCCTTGGGAAGTCTACCTGCTACGACATCGATACCTCTTTTAACCGGTATGCACACTGGCTTTCCGAACGCTTCGACAGCGGGGGTAAAAGCAACTTTCCCGTCCATTTTTTTTTTTTGTAATTGAATATCGTTTTTTAATGGTACCGGTCCAATCGCAACAGCATTCCTGAACCATCTTCGTTTTAGCAAGAAAGGGAGCCAACCGTATGGTACAGCATTTGCGCAGATTCCTTTTACGGAAATCTCGTAACGCATAACTACATTGATGATCCATTGCTGGATCTCCATACGAAAACTCGAAATTCCCTTGATAACAGATGAAAGGATCTCGCCCGGAGAATTAGTCTTCCGCAGAAAGCTCAAGATTGGCTTAGCGACGAACCTAGAAGAACGATAGTCAAACACACGAGAATTCAACTCACCGAAAATAACACTCCGGCCCGTTTTTGTGGCATTCACCACAAACCCGAACCATCCTGTCACTTCCGTCCATTTCTGGTAAAAAGCGTCATCCCCAGTGAAAAGACAATCGTCTCCATTGAAACGCCCGAACCTCTCTCTCCTTTCCTCAGGATCGTTAAAATAGTCACAAGTGATATCAAAGCATGCTTTATTCAATAAGCAAAGAACTGGAAATGAAACCAGGTTGCCCATCATGCTACCCCGAAGGATAGGATACTCATATCCCGCTTGTGACGTATAGAAAACGTCTTGAAAACTCCCCACGAGAACATTCCTTTCCTCCTCTGTCATCTCCCGCCGCGCCGCTCTTGCTATCTCGTCGACAATTACCTGAACAGCCGGAATGTAAATATTGTCAGTGGCCGCCTCATAGTCACCACTGATTACATCCTCGCCATTCAACAAGGCCCTAGAAGCATCCATAAAATGAGTACTATTCACCTCCCCACGTACAAGCCACTTTGAACTAGTCAAATGCTTATACAAGGTCGAGTGAATAGGACGAAGGATGCGCTTAACGTACGCAGATTGCATAGTAACAACCCGGTATTTTCCCTTTGTCTTCGCGCATCCCACCCTCACTTCATTGATGGAGCCTGAAGAGTCATCAGTCGCCAGGGTTCCCCCATGGATAGACTTCGTCTCCAAGCAGCCTTGCTGGTCCGCCACATACCCCATCTTCCCACGTTCTTTCTGCCCGCCACACACCGGGTCATCACTGTCCCTCACCTCACCGAGTCTCTTCCCCCAACCATCCACTAATATCCTAACCCTCGCTCGCAGCATATCTAACCGGTATTGGGGAATACTTTCATACCCTTTCGTTTTCCTACCTTTAGACCATTTTTCTTTAGCTGCTCTTCTAACGGGCTCATCACATATTGGGCAAATATTGTCAAAAATTCTTTTACAACTTTTAAGGGTTGAATCCAATTTCTTTTGTCTGGATAGTCTTTTGTAACCTATCCATTTATTGCTCTCATTGATGGCCGCCTCTACGAAGCCATCCCACACCGTTCTATAGCCACCACACGGACCTTCAAGAGAAGGCAAATCACTCCGCAGTAAAAACTGACGGCGAATGATTTCCGCTGCGTGCTTTAGAGACCACCCCAGTGACCCACCTGCTTTACAGGGGGCTGCTGAATCGAGTGAAGTTGACATTGATCGACTCATTCCCGTA